GTGGTGGTAATGATAAAAGTGACGATACAAAGAGTGAGTAAAGATGTGTGTTTAGTGTGTAGCCCCTGACCGTTGTGTGTTTCGGTTGGGGGCTTTTTTTATTAAAATACTTTACTATCTTTGCAAAAACACACAAACACATGGGAGCAACTACCAAACAGCTACAGGACAAATTAAACATGGCTAACAAGACAGTAGCCGAATTGATGGAGCAGAACGCCCTACTTACTGATGACTTACAAAATGCCAATCACGACATTGACAAGTTAATTAAATCGGTGAACGATGTAACAGCCGAAAACTACGCACTAAAATCCGAGATTGAGCGCACGAACCGACATATTAATTTGGCTGAAAATCAACTGAATAAAGAGCAACAACCGTTAGTAGTCAACCATTATCATAATTGCGTTATAAATAAGTAAAAATGTTTTAGGGTTAAAATGGGCTGACTTATTCTTAGGTTGGCTTTTTTGTTTATATTTGCAATCATGACATTTACATCAAATAACCACCCCAACGATAAAGTATTTGCAGCACTGTTATTAGGCTGCATACTTTGCATTGCTGCATTTTTTATTCTACTTAGTAGCTGCAAGTCGAGTGAGAAACGACAAGCCAAGTTATACGGCAAGTTTGATAAACTGAAGCGCAAAGCAGATGCCGACAGTGTACTAAAGGTAGTGCCGAGCAAATGGAGTTTGGCTAATTTTCCTATCAAATTAAGCGGAAAGAAAACCGTTTATTTGCCGAGCCGACCTAAGGTTACACATGATACCATTACCAAAACCAGCATTAAAAATGATACTACATACATCACTAAGTATGTAACCAAGTACAGCCATTCAGTTGACACGCTACACACAACCGATACAATACTTGATAATAGACCATTGACGCAATTACAGACCGATTACAGGGCGTTAGATGCTAAGTTGATACAAAGTACCACTAGAGAGCTATTAGCCACAGAAACGAAAAATAAACAGCGTGGTAAATTATTGTGGTCAATAGGATTGAACATACTATTAATACTGCTTATAATTGCACACTTTTTGCGTAGATTTGGGATATTGAATTAGTCAAGTCGTTTTAATGGTAAGACGGCACATTTGCTGATACGGGTTCGAGTCCTGTCTTGACTAACGTTGTTTTTTTCATAGATTTAATTTTCCCTGACTATTTCTATAGTTGGGGTTTTTTATTTAAAGTTTATTTTACTATCAATATTGGTACATTTACTACCTTTACCACCAATAAGTGTAAGCATATAATTTGACATTGCAATAAATTAGTAATAATATACCTTTACAACATGAAAGACGCAATCAGCATACAGCGAATAGCCACACTACACCCATTAGTGCGTGATACCTTTACGAAGTTTATAGATGCCGCAGAAAGCGAGTTAAATATAACACTAAGGGTAACACATGCACTCAGGACAATAGCCGAGCAAAACGCCTTATATGCGCAAGGGCGTACTACATCAGGTAAGATAGTTACTAATGCTAAAGGTGGTCAATCGTTTCATAATCTAGGACTTGCCATTGACGTAGTGGAGTTGGTAGGTAAAACTGTAAATTGGAACTTCGATTATTCTAAATTAAAGCCCATAGCGGATAGGTTCGGCATTGAGTGGGGCGGTACATGGAAATTTGTAGATAAGCCCCATTTTCAGATTACATTTGGATATGATAAGGCTACACAATTAGCAGTATTGCCAAAAGATAGTAAAGGCTACCCAATAATAAAATAATAATTTTAACCTACTTAAATTTGTGTAGTTTTGCCGACATTATTCACATAACTGCAAATAATGGCTAATCAATACACAAAAAGTAAGTATGAGTATTTGAATGATGAGATAATTGCAGAACTAAATAATGGCGGTTCAGCAGCAGGTACAGCCCGAAAAATAGTCGATAAACATAAGCTAGATGTAACCCCCGATGCGTTCAGGATACATATTAGAAAGCTCCAAAAGAAACAACAGCACCCACTATTAAGTGATGAATGTGAGGAGTTAGGCATACCATTAGACGATGTTAAACATTATTGGCATAAGGGCAAATCATTTAGCATATTTGTTAAGGGTGAACAAGTTAGCTATGAAGATATACGCAATTCTATTATAGCAGATATTACCAACTATGCACCGATATACCCCACAATACAATACAATCAAGACAGCGAAGGTTATCTGTTAGTAATTGACCCAGCAGATATTCACCTAAACAAGTTATGCAGTGCGTTTGAAACAAATGACGCATGTAACCACGACATAATATACAACCGAGTAATTGAGGGCGTTAAAGGGATATTAGGGTACGTGCGAGGGTTTAAAATAGACCAGATACTATTCGTAGCAGGTAATGACATACTCCACGTAGATAGCCCTAAAAACACAACCACAAGCGGTACGCCACAAGATGCGTCTATGATGTGGTATGATGCGTTTGTTTTGGCACGTAAATTGCTAACAGAGTGCATAGAATTACTACTACCTATTGCACCTGTACATTTCCAGTACAACCCATCAAACCATGATTTTACAAATGGGTTTTTCCTTGCACAAACTATACATGCATGGTTCGCGAAATGCGAAAATATAACATTCGATACCTCAATGGCACACCGTAAGTACTACACATACGGTCAAAATATAATTGGTACTACACATGGCGATGGGGCAAAAGAAACGGACTTAGCTTTATTAATGGCACATGAAGTAGGTGAGAATTGGCACAAGTGTAAACATAGATACTACTATACACACCACATACACCATAAGAAAAGTAAAGAGTATATGAGTGTATGTGTTGAAACTTTACGTAGCCCAAGTGGTACTGACGGTTGGCATCATCGCAATGGGTATCAACATGCACCAAAAGCAATAGAGGCTTTTATACATAGCAAGAATAACGGACAGATAAGTAGGCTTACCTACATATTTTAAATGAAATAGCCCACTATTTAAGGTAGTGGGCTATTAAAGCGTTACAAATTGTTACTTTTCGCTTTGTTCAATTTCCCTTTGCAAGTACCATAATGCTTTTTTTAAGTCTTGCAGCCTATTACCTTTAAGGTCAGCACGTAGTATATATTTCACTGAATTGCCTAATTTAAAATTTAGATTATAGCACTCAATCACATCTATTACCTCAATGCCGTTAACAGTGTAATGCGGTGGGTGGTTTACCATGTCGGGCGTATTATTCATGTGTTATGTTGTTTAAAAAGTTATCAAAAGTTACAAAATTACCAAGTTCAAAACCTTTTTCATACGCACTCCTAACCAACTCATAAACCACACCAGCAAGCATCATTTTAGACTGTATTTCGGCTTGTATTTCCTCATGTGGTATAATCTCTTCAAATGGTTTATTTTGGGCTTGTTTTAGCTTAGATACAAGCAGTTCGGCTATTTTAGTTTGTTGGGTGGTGGTCATTGTTTATGTTTTTTAAGTATGTTCATTGCATCAGATAGCACACTAATAGTAAATGCTAACAATATGCAATTTAAAAATATTAAGCCTATGATTATTTGCTGCATGTTAGTCAAGTAGTTTAAATAAATGTGGATAATCGGGGCAAAAAGTAACCCACCTGTGCGGATTAGTTTCATCTTCATGACCCCAACAATCACTACATAATGCGTGTACTTTAGGGTACAAAATATCCCCTTTAAACAAGTGCGTAAAATGTGGCATTGTGTTTATTACCTCGTATCTGTTATTGTTCATTATATTGTGCTTTAAGTGTTTCCAAATGTTGTATAGCCTTATCGCTTTCGGCACGTATTACCCTAATCATATCGTCTGCTAATGGTGGCGGTATCTGCTTAGTTTTACCCTTACAAATGTCATATACATATTGTGGGTGTACTTTTAGTACCATCTTATCCCATAGCTTGATTGCTTTAAATAGGTCGTTAATTCTGTACATCGTGTGTTATAATTTTTCACAAAGTTAGTCTATTACCCCGAATAAACAAATAAAAATATTTTTTTACAAAAGTTTGTAGTTTCAAAAAGTATTTGTACATTTGCTTATCATTAAACGATAAAAACATGACAACAGAAACACAAAACACAATATTAGCGGAGATTATTCCGTACGATTTCAGACAGTCAGAACAATACGGCATGAAGCCACAGCCAAATGACGATGATGACGATTACGAAGACGAATACACAGATTCATATTAATAACCAACTAAAACCAAACAAAATGAGCGCATTTAAAAAATTAGTAGAATTTAACAAACAACTACCCCACCATCAAGGGGTAGAATTGTTAAACTTAATACATGCTTATGTATTAGAAACAGAAGCGGAAAAATTAGCATTAATGGAGCAATACGAAAGTATATTTAAAAATGCTACAAATAAAACCCCATTACCTAACCCCATTCAAACTATAGAAGGATGCTAGACCCCAACAACCCAACGACAGCAGACAGCGCACTAATAATAGCTGCAATAGTAGTAGTAATGGTATTTGTTATGATTGTGAGAGAAAGCATAACAACCACCAAGCGCAAAAAACAACACAACATTTTTGACGAAACAGATATATACTAACATGATACCGCAAAACATAGAACTAACATTTTACATTGTACTGATAGTAATCGGAATTATTTACCTACTTAAAAAAGCAACAACATGACACGTAAACGCAAACACGACCTATTTGTAACATTCCACTACCACAACGCAAGACGCAACAAGCGCAAGTACACTAATCTATTCACCAACTTTTTAAACCAACTCAAATGCACATTTTCAAAGCAATCAGCAAAAAACTAACCATAGTTACCACATCAATCGAGCAGCGCAATTTCTTAACGCAAGTACTAGATTATATGCAGCAAGAACCAGCATTACCGTTTAATGCAGATAATGATACAGTATGTAAATGGCTACTATGTGGAGATTACATATTTTCATTTAGCAAAGATGCAACAGGGCTTAAATTTACAGACCTTGACCTAACATTCAACATCAAACAACTATCCGCAATTTTGGGTAAACATAGCAGTACAGTTCACCAATTATTAAAACGACCCAACAACTGGAGCAGCCACAACATAGCTAGTAAAAATAAATGTGGTAAAGAGATAGTAGTTACTTTGAAATTCCAATAACATTTTGTACATTTGCTTATTATCAAACTAAACACACAAAAACATGGCAACAGAAACACAACAATTACAGTTAGTCAATCCGCAAGACCTTTCATTTGTAGATGAAAATATGCTATCAGCTAAACAGCTACAAAGTTTACTAAAGCACACCCCACCGCAATACGTACATACTAGACCTGCAAAGGGTGGTGGCACATGGGAATATGTGTCGGGTGGGTATGTGCGTAAAGTACTTAACCTTATGTTTGGTTGGAACTGGTCATTTGAGATAGTAGATGAAAAAATACTGCATGGTGAAGTAGTGGTAAAGGGTAAGCTAACTTGTACCAGCAACGGCACATCTATAGTAAAAATGCAGTTTGGGAATAAGGATATTATTTACAAAAAGTTGCAGCAAGGCGAAACGGAGAGAGTGCCGTTATCAATCGGTAACGACCTAAAAGCAGCAGCTACAGACGCATTAAAAAAGTGTGCAGCCGAAATAGGGATAGCAGCCGATATATACAATAAACAAGACTTTAAGGCGGTAATGGTTGATACATCGGTGACTGACATTGAAGACCTTAAAGAACTGTTTGAAATGAAGCGTGAGGCTATGACGGCAGAACAAATAAAGAACGCTGAAAGGATAATCAACAACACCGAAACAAAATCATACAAAAAACTTTTTGACCAACTAAAAGCACTATAATGAGTATCATAACTAACACACAAAGATTAGGTAATTTCACTAGCAGCAATATTTACAAACTGTTATCTAAAGCAAAAAACGGTAAAGACTTTGGCGCACCTGCATTGACTTATATTGAGGAGTGCAATATTGAGCGTGAAATGGGTATTTATTTAGGCAATGAAACAAGTGCAAGACCTTTAGACTGGGGTAAACACTGTGAGCAGTTCGCATTTGACCATATCAGCACCGAATACATTATCACATCAGATGTTACCACCGCACACCCTACATTACCATTTTGGGTAGGTAGCGCAGACGGATATAAAGAAGATACGGTATTTGACCTTAAATGCCCTATGACTAGAAAATCATTTTTCGGGCTGGTAGCTGGTGACAATATCCAAAGTATAATAGACGGTTTTACCCGCAACAACTTTAAATATAAGGCACATACAGACGCAGAAAAGTACTATTGGCAGTTAGTATCCAACGCTATTATTTTGGGCAAAAAATACGCTGAATTGATAGTGTATATGCCATATCAAAGCGAACTGCTAACTATTAAAGAGGCTGCAAAAGACTTTTATAATTGGATACATTACAGCGCAGATATTGAACTGCCATATTTGCCCGATGGTGGCAAGTTCCAAAACATAAATATTATACGTTTTGAAGTTCCGCAAAGCGACATTGACCTACTAACAGAATGTGTAACCGAAGCATCAAAATACCTCATTACACCATGATAATAACAGCAAAATACATCGAGGAACAATTTTGGTTGGAGCGAAAGTATAAAGGAGTGCTAACAGTTGAGCGAATAGAACAAGTAGTTTGCAGCCATTTTAAGGTAACGATTGAGCAGGTAAAGAGTAGTAGCAGACGGTACAATATAACCGAGTGTAGGCACTTAATTTGGTACTATTTGCGCACTACTGGCATGACATTGCAAGCTATCACAACAATGTACAATAAAAAAGACCATACAAGCGTAATCCATGCACTAAATAAGGTTGAAAGGTTACTGCATAATGATGATGAAATGAAGTACAATGTATCAGCAATTAACACACAATTAAACTTACAGAAATGACCACTAACAGCCAATCAGAACTTAAAGGATTAGCCAAAGATTTGCGAAGGTTACTATATCTCAATCAAGCGCAAACATTCACAATTCAATCAATACTAGCCAACCCAATTTGTCAACCGATTTTGAAAGACATAATCAAAAAGCAAGTTAACGCAATGAATTATGTTAAGAATGAGATTAAGAGTAGGGATAAAGCAGACACATGGCAAACTATACAAAACGAACTGGATAGCGATAGAATGCACGACATTGCCCTACACATTGACTTTATCGCAGACATTGCGAACCTTGCAGAGATAACCGAGATACTACAGGAACATTATAATGAACAACTAAAAACTAATCAAAATGCCTAAAATAGGACATATAAAAGTAAAGGCGGCACGTAACGCATATCATGTGATGGAACACGTAGGGGAAGGTAGTTACAAAAAGATTGCCACATTGTATAAGTTTGCAGATACTTTACCATATCGAAATGCTAAGTGGATGACGCATAATGGTCAATTAAAGTATCGTGATTTTCCCGACCCAAAAGAAAAAACAGCAGTACCAATTAAAAGCCGTACTATTGCGCCTGCTAAACCAAAAAGAACAAAGGTAGTACAGACGATGGAATGTACTTTGGCTGCTAAGGATAAAGCACTACAACGCATAGAAACTAAAGAAGGGATAGTAATAGCAGAGCAAAATAGACCGCCCAAAGTAAGGGTGATAGTAGATAGTAAAACATCAATGTTAGTTTACCCACATTTGGTAGATAACGCACTAAATAGGCACTATAAACGTTATCAGCAATCACAAGAACAATCACACAACCACCAGCGCAAACCAATACCAAAAGAAAAGGTTAAACAACAGCAATCAGATTTAATATTTTATAACTAAACACACAAATTAACACACATGGATTACAAAGAGTTTTTGAAGACAAAAGAAAAACGCCTAATAGAAACAGGTTTTGAACATTCGGGCGGTTGGAGTTGGTTATATCCATTTCAGGAGTATTGCGTTAAAATAGCACTCAAAAAAGGTAGGTTTGCACTGTTTGAGGATTGCGGACTAGGCAAGACAAGACAGCAAATAACATGGGCTAATGAGGTAGTAAAGCACACCAATAAACCAGTGTTAATACTTGCACCTTTGGCAGTAGTAGGGCAAACAATACAGGAAGGTAACGCAATAGGAATAGATGTAACCGAATACAGTAGTAACGCAATAAATGCAACTGTTTACATTTCCAATTACGAACAACTTGATAATATTGATTGTTCTATATTTTCAGGTGTGGTACTAGATGAAAGTAGTATATTGAAAAACTATTCAGGTGCAATAAAAGAAAAGATAATAGAACTATTTGCTAACACACCATACAAGTTAGCTTGCACCGCCACACCTTCACCAAATGATGAACTAGAAATAGGCAACCATGCCGAATTTTTACAAGTGATGACTTCGCAAGATATGCGGGCTATGTTTTTTACTACCGACAAAAACATTATAAACGGTGAAAAGTACAGGCTAAAAAAACACGCTATTAAACAGTTTTACAGATGGATTAGTACGTGGGCTATAATGATAAGTAAACCGTCTGATATTGGTTTTGATGATTTAGGCTACAACCTGCCACAGCTAATATACCATGATAAAAAAGTAATAACCGATAAGCGTGATAACGGTAGTTTATTTAACTCCGTTTCAGTATCAGCTACAGAGTTTAACGGTGAATTAAGGCTAACTAAGGTTGAGCGAATGGATGAAGTAGCAGCCATAGTAAACAACAGTAGCGAACAGTTTATAATTTGGATTAAACACAATGAAGAGGGCGAACTACTAAAGAAATTAATACCCGATGCAATAGAGGTAAAAGGTTCTGATACCAACGACTACAAAAAGAAACACCTACTAGGTTTTGCTAACAACGCATTTAGAGTATTAGTAACTAAAAGTAAGATTGCACAGTTTGGGCTTAACTATCAGAATTGCCATAATCAAATATTTGCGTCACTAGATTTTAGCTTTGAAAGCCTATACCAATCAATCAGAAGGTCATACCGTTTCGGACAAAAAGAAAATGTAAACATTTATTTAATCACAACAGACACAATGGAAAACGTAATTAAAAGTATCGAAGAGAAAGAAGCTAAATTCATTCAGATGCAAGATGAAATGAGAGAGGCGATAATGAGTAACGTTGTACACTCTACAGTTAAGTATGTACCAAAAGTAACCGCAACAGACAACTACAAACTCATAATGGGTGATTGTGTAGAAGAGGTACGAAAGATGCCGAGCAACTCAATAGATTATTCTTTTTTTAGTCCGCCATTTGGGGCTATGTATGTATTTTCTAATGATGAAAGGGATATGAGCAACGTAAAAAATAACAAAGAGTTTTTAACGCACTTTAGTTATTTAGTTGAGGAGTTATTCAGGGTTATTAAAAATGGTAGACTTGTAACTATTCACATGATGCAATCAACTACTTTATTAGGGCGTGACGGCTACTATTCTATTGTTGATTTTAGGGGCGATTTGATACGCATGTTTCAGGATAAAGGATTTTATTTCCATGCCGAAAACATGATAAGGAAAGACCCAAAGACAGCAGCTATACGCACTAAAAACAGACAGTTGATGCATGGCACAACTAAAAAAGATAGTTCAATAGTTCGCCCAGGTCTTGCTGATTACATGCTTACCTTTAGAAAGTCGGGAGAGAATGAAAAACCTATAAGAAATGAAATACCATTTGACTTATGGTGCAAAATAGCCGAACCTGTATGGATAGAGATTGAGGAAGGTGATACACTAGAGTTTAGGAGCGCAAAAGACCACAAAGATGAAAGACACTTAACACCTACGCAACTAAAGCCTATTGAATGGCTATACCTTATGTACACAAATAAACATGATACCGTACTTAGCCCTTTTAGTGGCATAGGCAGTGAGGGTGTAAAGGCTTTAATGATGGATAGAAAATACATAGGAGTTGAGTTAAAAAAGTCATACTATGATATTTCAGTAAAAAACCTTAACAACGTTATTACATCAAAATCACAACTTTCACTACAACTATAACAGAAAATACTCCACACGTTTATATACCTTAAGCGTGTGGAGTTTACTAAACAAATAAAACTATTTTAACATGATAGACATTCGCAAAGCACTCAACCAAAGGTGCTACATAATATTTGACAGTAACGAACAGTTGCGGAATTTTGTAAAAGAACATGATTTAATGGTTGTATTAGGCGTTTGGGGACACGATATTACATTATCTGTAAAACCAAATAATCGTTGCGAAACACACCCATACATACCAAAAGATGGAATAACAACTTACCACCACACCGAATTAACTATTACAGACGATGGAGAATAACAGATACCGCCTTAAAGAAGATAAGATACTAGGCAAAATTAAGGTAGCCAGTAAGGGGGATGTGGTAACGGTACTATCCACATCGGAGGGCAATGATGGTATAGTGTGCATTGTTAGTAGAGATAAAGACGATAACAGATTTTCAGTATCAACAAAACTTTTACAACCAATTTTATAACCGCCAATAGGCACAAAACAAACAATATGATAGTAGTATCAATCGATGTAACCAAAATCGACAAAAGCAAATTAGTAGAAGGTAAAAACGGACAAAAATACTACTCATTAGTAGTAGATGAATTGCGCACACCTGACAAGTACGATAACACACATACAGTGTATCAAAATCAGACAAAAGATGAACGTGCAGCCAAGACACCTAAAGTTTACATCGGTAACGGTAAGGAGTTTAAATTCAATCAGCAGACCGCACCACAACAGCAGCAAAGCGCACCAGCTACAAACCCATTACATTCGCAACAGGCGGTGGATGACCTACCGTTCTAGCACTACCCTATAAACCCTATCACTTTAAAAACACACAACTATGTTCACACTAAGAAATTATCAATTAGAAAATGTACTTGAAGTAGCACATGCGGTAGCCAATTACAAGCGTATAATTAACTGTATCGCTACAGGTGGGGGTAAAACAAAGATAGCCATATCCATAACTAACCGAGCGTTAAGCAAGGGTAAAACAGTGCTATTTATAACTGAAAGTGATAAGATATACAAGCAGTTAGATGCAGAGATAACAGATACAACCAACATCAACAGCACTGCAAAACTTAGCTACTTAGCACCAAATCGGTTATACCTAGCAATGGCACAAACATTAGCACGTAGGGCAGAACTGATTAAACAGTTTGCTACTATGGGTAACAGCCTACTAATAATCAACGATGAAGCGCACGTAGGCACAGCTACAAAACTACTACTACAGCTACCACATGCACTACTGATAGGGCTTACAGCTACCCCAGCAATGAAGTGGGCTAAGCACCTACCAACATTATACAACAGCATTGTAGTAGGTAAGCAACCTGAATGGTTAGTGGCTAACAATTACCTAGTTAAATACCAACATGCACAGGTAACAGCAGCAAACCTAAACAGTTTACAAATAAAAGCAGGGGAATTTACAGAGGAAAGCCAAGAACGTATATTTGATACTGTAAATTCACACCAATTTGTACTACAGCACCTAAAACAATACAGGTACACTAAATGTATGATATTTTGCGCAAGTATTAAATCGGCAGAATCATTACATACGTTTCTTACAGAACAAGGACACAAGATTTGCACACAACATAGCAAATACGAAATACGTAGTGAATCGGTACAGGCATACGAATTAGCACAATTTACCAACTTGCATAGTGGTGTAAATATCTGTATAAGTATTGCGTCAATGAATAAGGGTTTTGATTTTCCCCCAGTTGACCTTATACTTTTATACCGAGCAACTACAAGCCTACCATTATACTTGCAAATGTGTGGCAGGGCAAGCCGTACAAGCCCCGAAACAGGTAAAGCAATGTGGACTGTACTTGATTACGGTGGTAATGGTAAGCGACATGGCAGGTGGGATTACCCATGTATAAATGGTGAGCCAGTAGACTGGAATGTAGTTTGGAATACTATACCAAAAAAACGTGAAGGGGTAGCACCTATAAAAGAATGTCCTAAATGTAAATACCTACTACCAATATTAGCACAAGAGTGTACAAATTGTGGTCATGTGTTTGTGAAAACTAAGCAGCCCCACGAGATTGAGCAGGTACATATTGTTATGTTGGAGCAAAACGCACAACTAAGGGAAATGAAAGGTAAACGAATATCACAACTTACACCAATAGAACTTGCTAATTATGCCAAAATTAAAGGTAAGAAACCGTATGCAGCAAGAGTAGCAAAAGCCTTAACACTTACTACCCCTACATATATCTATGAGTACGCTAAAGCTATGGGATATAAAAATGGTTGGGCAGATTTTAATGCACCAAGCTACGGTGAAAGAATTGATTTTTTCGACAAAATAGTTTAACTTTGCAGACCACTAGCGGCAACTAGTGACAAAGATATTATAACTAACCTTTAGTGGGGGATGCTTTGCCGAGCTGAACTCATTAAAGGTTAATTTTTTTGTAACATACTCGCACCATACCCACTACAAGGGAGAGGTTATTATTTCCTAACCAAATTAATATTTTTACAAAATGCAAGAACTATCTGCCGTATTCGGGCAAGTACAGGAATTATTATCTGCTGGTATATCCATTGTACCAGTACGTGACAAAGCAGAAACAAAACAAGATGGGACTATCATACCTGCTAAAGTAGCCTATTCAGGATGGAAACAATACCAATCAACCATTATCAGCAAAGAGGCGTTATGGTATGAAATGGATAAACATAATACCACCGCTATTGCTATGGTATGCGGTAGCGTATCGGGCAACTTAGAAATAATAGACATAGACTGTAAGCACTGGAACGGTATAGATGGTAGACTTTTCAGCGATATACGCCAAATATACCCCGAACTATGGTACAGGTTACGCATACACAAAACACCGTCAGGAGGCTATCATATACTATACAGGATTGCAGACGGTAAAGCGCAAGGAAATAAAAAATTAGCATGGAAAGCAGATGTTAAAGAGTGTGGCATTGAAACAAGGGGAGAAGGTGGTTATGCACTCGCACCCCCCTCAATGGGATACTCAATACATCAGGGTGCTAACATACCACTAATCACACAATCAGAGCGTGATAGCTTGATTAATTTATGCATCAGCTACAACCAACGCATCAAAGCAGAAGTAAGCTACAAGCCGACTAAAAAACAGACCGATTACTACGATGAAAACCCATTTGACCATTTTAACGGTAGCATAGCAGCAGAGGACATATTAACAGCTAATGGTTATAAAATATTTAATGACCACGATATGTACAGAAGATGGACACGACCTAACAGAAATGAAGGGGGCGTATCTGTAACATTTCGTAAGGATTACCGATTATACTATTTTTTCACTACATCAACAGAATTTGAGGCGGGCAAATGGTTAACACCAGCAGCAGTACTATGTACTTTACAATTCGGTGGGGACTACAAAAAACTATACCGTCACTTAGTAGATAGTGGATATGGTAAAATAAAACATGAACACGAACAAAGGATAATTAAGACCGCTACAGCCTATAATACCCCTACACCTGCTAACATATCAGATGAGGCTAAGCAGTTTGTACAGGACATACTAATAAAGGCTACAGAAACGCACCCACATGGCATATTTTGGGCAATAAACGACAAGGGCGGCACATACATCAGCCGAGAAAAATTGTACACCGTATCGCATGGTTTAGGGTATAGGCTACATAAAGAAGATGTAACCAAAATACAAGGATATAAGATATGTCGTACCGATGCACGTACATACTTTGATGAACTTAAAGCATATATACATATCGAAGATGCAGACGAATACGAAACTGTTTTTAATGCCTTAGATGAATTTATACAGAAGTCGGGTAAGCACATAATTGCCAGCCTACCCATATTAGATACATCAGTCATACTGACCCCCACTAAACACCTATCGTATAAATTCTATAATAATTGCTATGCGACTATTGATAAAGATGGTGTAGAAGTGCTACCCTACTCAGCTCTACCCACCAATAAATTGATATGGGAAAACAAAATACAACTACGTGACCTAACAGTAACAACAGATAACAGCCATAAGCAATCACTATATTACAAATATCTTGACCTATCAGTTAGCGTTACACCGCATGTATTGCAATGTATTGGCTATTTATGCCATGAATTTAAAGACGAATCAGACGCATATATAGTAGTATTAGTTGAGCAATGCCCCGACCCTAAATCGGGTGGTGGTAGCGGTAAAAACATATTTTCAAATATGCTTAAATACGCTACAAGTGTTAAGAACCTACCCGGTAGCCAAGTTGTTTTAGATAAGGATTTTTTACAGTCATGGGACTACGAAAAGGTGCTATCTATATCAGATGTGCCGAAAAAGTTTGACTTTCTATTCCTTAAAGAATTGTCATCAGGTAACGGTATCAACAAAAAGCTATTCAAAAATATAAGTACTGTTGATGTGGGCGATATGCCAAAGTTATTAGTAAGCACAAATTACAGTTATGAGGTGTCAGACGGTGGGTTAAGGCGTAGAATTATCCCGATAGAATTTACTGACTTTTTTACTAAAGCAGGGGGCGTAAATACTCACTTTGGAAAGATGTTTCCTACCGATTGGACTACCGAAGATTGGCAAGCCTATGATAACATTATCCTTGCATCTATTCAACAATGGCTTAAGGTCATGAGGCTTACAGCCCCCCAATTAACCGAAGGTGGATGGCAAAAACAATTTGAACAGGAGTATGGATTATTAACTTTGCAGTTCATAGAGGAAAATATTACAGAATGGAAACTTATAAAAAAAGTGCAGGTTAAAGCGTTCAATAACACCTACGATACCTTTTATTCTGATAATGGGGGAAACAAATTGTATAAGTTATCATCTATTCGGCTTAATTCAGCACTAGAAAGCTACTGTCAAAAACACGAAATACACTTTGAAAAACAAGTAGTAATGAAGGAAAATGGCATACTTGACAGATATAAGTTATTTAATGGAGAGCAAAAAAATGATAATTCAGCACCCGATTTAGTACCTTTTTAGCCATTTTAGCCAAAAGTTACAAGGAAGTCTGTAACTGTTACAAACTTTTTTTCAAACTCTGTAACCGATAACTAACTGATTATCAACTACTTATAACTAAAGTTACAGAGTTACAGACTTTTTTCCTATTAACGCATGAAGAGAAAAAAAAAGAAGAGTAGTAAAAGTAAAAAAGTAAGAGGCTGCAACTTTTTTTATTTATATAGAATGGGGTTAAAAATGGGTAAAAGTTTGTAACTCGGCATTTTGGGCGAAAAAAGCACTGATTATCAATGAGTTAGCGGTTACAAACTTTGAAAAAAACGAAAATGCAAGTCTGTAACTTTGTAACTTTCTAATATGTAGCAGTCCCCAACATTTAAATAACAAAACACAATTTAAACTAAAATAACTTACAGGCGCAATGACAAAACAACAACTACTTGAACAAGATGCAATAGGTTGGGCATCAGAGGACAAACTACAAGCCGCATGTTATCAGTGGGCGCATAACACCTATCCTGAAATAAGAGGTACATTGTTTAGCGTTCCGAATGGTGGGTACAGAAACAAAATAGAGGTTATGAAAATGAAAGCGACAGGGCTTACATCAGGTGTACCTGATATGCTTTGTGTATATGGCGGCAAATTAACGGCAATAGAGCTTAAAAATGGGGCTAGTGGTGTACTTAGTAGGGAACAGAAAGAACTACACCTTATTTGGGCTAAAAACGGGCATTACGTGCATGTTTGCAGAACGGCAAGTGATTGGATTAATGTAATTGAAAACTTAACCCTATGAAAACACAAATCAGAATAAGCCGACAAGACCGAGATATAGTGCTAAACAAGTATGGCTGCAAATGTGCATATTGCGGTAACAACTTAACCATAGCCACATTAAAACTAGACCCCACACCCGATAGTATATACCCATCTTGTATGAGGTGTAAGAGGCGTAAGGGGAGTAAGGGTATTGAGCAGTTTAGGCTACATATAGCAGTGGTACATAAGCAGCTACAGTATCTAAATAGTAAATACAGTTTGTGTAAGGATTATGGATTAGTAGCAGATGTAACAAACGATGTAATTTTCCACTTTGAAAAATGTAAAAAATGAAAGTATTAATAGGCTGCGAAGAAAGCCAAACAGTATGTAAAGCGTTTAGAAATAAAGGGCATGAGGCATATAGCTGTGATATACAAGATTGTAGCGGTGGACATACCGAATGGCATATTAAAGGTGATGTAATAGAAGCTATTTTATCAGATAGTTGGGATTTTATAGGACTTCACCCAATGTGTACAGCTATGACACTATCAGGTAACAGAACCTACGCACCAGGTAAAGAAAAGCATTATTTAAGACTTCAATCGGTAGAATGGACTATTAATTTATGGAATTTAGCAACTTCCGTCTGTGATAAGGTTTACATGGAAAATCCTATGGGCGCAATGAATCCCGATAAAAGGCTACCAAAGCCACAGATAATACAGCCTTATTATTTTGGTGATGAAGCGCAAAAAACTACTTGTTTGTGGTTGTATGGATTACCTTTATTAGTTCACTACAAAAACGATGATTTATTTAATAAAAAAACGCATGTTTCACCTGGAGAAATGATAACTACTACAACAGGTAAAACGTTTAATAAATGGTATTGGGATACAAGTAAAAGATGCGCAGATAGGGCAAAAATTAGAAGTAAGTCTTTCCCAGGCATTTCAAAAGCTATGGCAGACCAATGGGGATAACACCTACCTACAATAAAAAAACCCCCGTAATCGAAAGATTAGGGGGGTTTAATGCTATATTGTGGTGGTCATTGCATCAACCCACTTTTGAACGCTACCATGTTTGCTGATTATAGCGGCTTTTATGGTGGGTTTTATTCTGATAGTGGTAATCTCTTTAGGTGCGTTACCTTGTTTCTTTCGTTGTTCGGCTCGGATAATCTGCCATGCGTTTGCCCATGCTTTGGGTTCGGAGGTTTGCATGTTGTTACTAATCATAAAGCCTTTTTTGTTTGACCTTATGTAAAATCCTTTGAGTGGGTATATTTGCTCTACGCAATCCGCATCGGGGTAAACTTCAAGCACTTTGACTTTACTTATGATTGTTCTAGGCATGTTAAAAGTTTTGTATTAATGCCGCAAGTATCAGCAGCGTTAGGAATATTATTATTTTGCGTATCATGTAGTTAAAATTAAGGGGGTGTAATTTTTTTTTCCAAAAAACCGTGGGGGGGGGTAAAGCCTATTCTATTGGTAGGCTGCTAAGGTCGCTTAATGCAATGTAGTGGGTAAAATTTGGCAAGTATTGACCGTTACCAATATAAAGAGTTATTTCATTATGTCTATCTAATTCTAAACTTCCCATAAATATAATTGTAGGTTCATTAATGTGCATAGCTACAACAGTATCTATACATAGGTTATTTGCGTCAATTTTACGCCACATTACGGGCGGTTTTGCTGGTTCAGGTACGTAGCTATTGTCGAGGTGTTTAAGGTCGGAGTATGGGGCATTAAAATCAAAAGATACTTTACTCCAAAATTTTGTTCCTTCTGGGCTAACGTTCCAAATAAAACCATCCCATAATATTTCATCTAGGTAGGTGTATGTACGTTCTTTATTTACATTCTCCATTATCTTGCCCCTAATAATCGGGCATGGGTGTGTTGATACTATCTGTTCTAATGTCATTGTGGTGTGTGTTTAGTTTTGCCCACAATAGCCGCCTGAATTAACAGTGCGGCTCGGTGGGGGAGTGTTGTGATGTAATTAGGCTAGTATTTTGTTAGCCCATTTAGTTGCTGTTTTTTCGTTGCTAAATGATTTGAGTTGCAGTAAATCTTCTTGAGTATCAATGCCAGTTTTAGTGTATTGAACATAAGCGGCATTTATTGTACCGTTACCGCTTGTAGATATTTTAACTGCTTTGCTACCTGATGTGTTTGTTAGAGTTGTCATAACTGTGTGTTTGTGTTTTTGTTTTTTCAAAGGTAATACAAAGTAAATTACTAACCTAATTTATTTTGAAAAGTTTTGCAGTTGCTCGGATGCTGCACCCCGAAAATATTATTTAACCTTTAAACTCATCAAATATTCTACTACTTACAGTGTACTGACCAAGTAAGACCATGTCTGTACTGCAATCAGGATTTGTGCCATAAACAAACTCAATAACTTTTTCTCCTATTTTTTTTATACCTGAAAACTTCACATTGCTACCATACGGCATACCTGCCATTATATCTGATTTCCCCGACTGCGTAAAGTATGGCGCATATTCTTCCAGTAGGTTTACTGTATATTGCTTTTTTAGCATTTCTAATTTTACTGCATTTACTGGTGTAAACTTTTGATTTGTCTTTTTCATTTGTGTGTTTGTTTAATTTTTATCAAAGATAATTCAGTCTGTATTACTAATCAAATAAAAGTACAACTATTTTAAAAAATATTTTCTAACTCCTTTCTAAACTGTTTCCGATGCCAGTCATTCATGTGTTTAAACTCACTTTCATTATCATGGTAGAACCTTTGCACTGTAATAGTTCCGTAAGTACCAAACCGAGTATTTTTAACCATATCGGTAAACTTTTGGTATTGTTTATCGGTTTTTATCTTGTACCAATAATCTATGATTGACTGTATTTTGTTTATTGTTTTCATCTCAGCATGATTTAAAATAGCCTGGTTCTCTACCTACTACCCAGTTCATAATGTATCTGCAACCGCAATACTCAATAGTATAATTTGGCTTATTACCGTACAATGCAAGTACCTTAGCTTCGTTCTCCATTGGTATGTTGGCTATCATTGGTAGCCCTAAATTACCGTTGTTAAACACGTTTAAATAAATATCTCCGTTACGTATAATGTTTGTGTATTCCATGTGTTATTTTTTAGTAGTTATCAATTCAAATTTAGCCCCTTTTATAACCTCATAAGTATCAGCACATATTGCACCATGCTTTAAAAAATGCCTATGTTGTTTCTTAGCAATAGCAGCAGTACGATAGTTGCATTGTCTAATAAATTCACCCGATTTGCTAAAAATAATTATTATGTTCATGTCGTTTAGTTTAATGCAGTGTAAGATGCTGCGCCCTGTGTGTTGTTAAAGATTAATGATAGTGTGATTGATATTTTTCTTTACCGTCCCATAATCTAGCGCTTGCGTATGATGCAATTGTAACATAACCGCCTTCATTGTATTGTGAAAACTGTATTTTCTTTCTTAATAATTCACCGCTAAAATCTATAGTTTTTGTAGCTGTTACCATTTCAGACATACTACATAAAGCCTCTACCATTTCACCGCATAATGGCAATAGTTTACACATTGATTTTGTCATTTCAACTACACAATAGTAATCTACATTTGTTTGGTCATAGCCCCATGATGAGTACAAAACAGCACCCAATTCTATTTTGTTTGCTACGTGTGGAACAACACCAGCATACTTAACAGTGTACTCCATTTCTACCTGTTTTGCTATTCTTGTTTTTAGAATGTTATCTAATAACATACCTTCAAAGTCTGATAAGTCACCAATAAAGCTATCAAAGTTTACAAGGCAAAGATTAACGTTTTCAACTATTTCAATTTGTTTCTCAAATAGTTCATCACATTTGTAACCGCCTTTTACTACTTCAAAAAGTTCGGTAAATTCAATAACAGATTTGTCTGTAAGCAATGGGAACTGTTTGCTGATTGATGCTAATGTGTAAGTGTTCATTTTTGTGTGTTTTTAGTTGTTTGTGTTTTTGATGATGTAAAGGTAATTCAAAAAGTAATACAAAGTGTATTATTGTGGAATTATTTTGAGATATTTTTTTTCAGTATTAGTTAAGTACTGATACTCTTTTAATCTCTTCTATTGCTATGTATTCTTTTAGTTCAATTTCAGCCATCATTAATGCTGTTTTCATTTCAGGGCTTTTGTAGTTCTTTGCAGCATCTTCAAATGATTTGTATATTTTACCGCCAAATCTATAAGCGGGGTTATTAGTCATTTTAGTAACCGATACATAATTTGAGCTACCAAATACCCACATTATGTTCCACATATTACCAGCTACTTTTTTAGTTGATGTAGCGTACATAGCATCTTTAGTTCTTAAAGTCTTGCAAGTGTTTTCGATTAAGTTTTTATTTGCGTTCATATCGTTTGTGTTTAGACTGTAAAGGTAATTCATTATGTAATACAAAGTACATTTATTTTGAGATATTTTTTATTGTAATACTGCATAGGGTTTTTAGGTTGGTGTATTTTACATACCTTTACACTCAAAATATATATGTTATGGGCAAAATGAATGATGAGATATTCACCCAAATATGTGAAATAACCTCAAATACTTCTAAAGGTATTCAAGTTATAATGCAAGATTATGATATAAGTGTTGGCACTTTTTGGAACTTTAAAGAGAGTTCGCCACAAAGAATTGAACAATACGCACGTGCGAAGAATATGCAGTTACTTATACTTGCTGGTGAGATACTTACAATATCAGACGATAAAAGCGGTGATGTGTTAGACGGTGATTTGGGTAAGACTGGTAATAGTGCTGCGGTTAACCGTGCTAAGTTGCAGACTGATAGCCGTAAATGGTTGTTATCTAAACTTGCACCGAAAGAGTACGGAGATAAGATTGAGGTAAACGCAACCACAACTACTACACAAGTATTTAAAATCGGTGATACCGAAATAGCCATGTAATGCAGAATAAAGTAGTACTATTTGAGCCGTTCCCAAAGCAACAAAAGTTTATTGAATTTGCATTCGATAAGGTCACAAAATATGCGCTGTATGGTGGTGGTATTCGTGGCGGCAAAACGTTCTGCGGGCTTGGTACGTTCATTTTATTGTGTAAGGTGTACCCATATAGCCGATGGGCGGTAGTCCGCAAATCCTTGCCCGATTTAAAGCGTAATACTATTGTATCATTTAATAAGTTAGTGCCGACTAACTTTGTAAGGTCGTACAATCAAGACACACAAACAGTAACATTTAACAACGGTTCGCAGATTATATTCTTTGCTGAGAACTACGATGATGATAAGGAGTTAAACAGGTGGAGAGGTCTTGAGGTTAACGGCTTTTTATTAGAGGAGGCGAACGAATTACAGGAACTATCATTTTACAAAGCTATTGAGCGTGCAGGGTCACACATACCGCCAGTAGGATGCAAGAAACCAAAACCATTTATAGGACTTACTTGTAACCCATCATGGGGTTGGGTAAAGACAACGTTTTACGATAGGGCTAAAAATGGTACTTTACCGCCCGACTTTCAGTACATATCAGCATTGATACATGAAAACCCATATATTACAGAGGATAAGGATTATATGGAATCATTGAATAACTTACCTCGCTTGCAATATGAGGTGTTTGTATTGGGTAATTGGGATGTAAATATGAATGAACACCCTTGGATTTATGCAATGGATGAGGATGTACACATTAAGCCAGTTCAAGTGATAGAAACGTTCCCAATATACCTGTCATTTGACTTTAATGCAAACCCGATGAGTTGTACAGTTTGGCAACGTTCGCCTAATGTTGCTGGCAATGGTGGTTGGTGTAGGTGTATTGATGAGTTCGGTGGACATTTGAAGATAGACGAATTATGCGCCCAAATTAAGACATCTTACCCTAATCACATATTTTATGTCACAGGTGATAGAAGCGGTCAAAATGAGGATATAGGGCGTAATCAGACAGCATACCAGATGATACAGTCATTGTTACATTTATCCAACGCTCAATTACATTTGAATAGTTCAAACCTTGAACACTTTGACAGTAGAATGTTATGTAATGTAATGTTTGGTAAGTATGACATAACCATTGACCCATGTTGTAAGAATTTAATAGCTGATATACGTAAGGCAAAGGTTGACATTAACCATAAATTAGGTAGTCAGCTATTGAAAGATAGAGGCGAAAACAAGATGGATTATTTCGATAGTATGCGTTATTTCTTTCAGACATACTATAATGAACACGTACGCTCCACTTATCTTAAAGGTATCACAATTAACAATATCGCAGCATTACCACCCGAAAAACCAATAAAACAAATGAAAATAGTTCACAATCAAGGTAGAGAAGTAGAAGACCATAGTAAACGATTTAGAATTTAACTATATTTGCATAATGAACAGCACACTCACAGCAAAACAGCACCCCGATTACGAAGTTGCATTTACATGCGGTGAACACGTATTTTATAAGCCTACCGACATTACAAGCTACCATAAGAGTAGAGAATTAGCAATGGCAGCACAAGACCAGTTCAGTAGGTCGGGCATAGACCCTGATACATTACAGGCATTTGCGCAGCAACTACTAGACGAGGCGAACAATACAGCACAAAAGGATAGATTGCGTAGTAATGTGTCTGTAATTGCCACTAACCTACTACTCAGGTTACGTAATCCAGTTGATGAACTATGCGCTATAAGAATGGGTGCAATAGCTATGATACACGCTGATGAATACCCCGATGTATGCAATTACGCATGGTTGAAAAAGAAAATGGATTTAGCACAGCAACACCCCGATATTTACGCTTTTTTTTTGCAAATGGGTTTGGCATTTACGCCCGAATACGGCAATCTCTTGCGTGGTTTGACGGCAGAGGAATATTTGACAAATCGGGGGCAGCAATTGAAAGTAGTAAAACCGATAACCCAATAAGTAAAGTAGATGCCATGTTTAGAAACGATTACCAAACAGCTTTGAGAATAGCAGGTGGCAAGCATAGTGAAGCGGAATTTATAATGAATTGCAGTTACTTTGAATGGTACAACCGAATAGCACACAGTATAGAATATTCAGATTATATTAATCCAAAACAAAACAGCTAATGATAAAAACAATACAGCACAACGGAATAGAATACCCACACTTTCAATGTGAAGGTAATGCAGCGCAATTTTGCCGACCATTTGCGCAAAAGGTATGTAAGGGGGTGGGGGTTGATGTGGGCTGCAATCGCAAAGAATGGGCTTATGTCGATGCTGACGGAGTTGAGGCGTTATGTATTGACCCAGTTATTTGCAGTGAATACCATGCACTTAACTTTCCGAATATGAACTATGACTATGTCATATCGAGCCATTGCGGAGAACACTTAGATAATTGGGTCGATGCTTTTGATTATTGGATTGGCAAATTAAAGGTTGGTGGCGTGCTGTTTTTATACCTACCTGACTACTCTCAAACATATTGGAGAGTGTTTTCAAATAGGAAACACATACATACATTTTTCCCACAGCTAGTACGTGATTACTTAGAAGATAGGAAGATGAAAAATATATTTGTATCAGGTGTAGATTTAAACAATTCATTCATGGCTATGTGCGAAAAATAAGAAAAGCCCACTAATAATTGTGGGCTTTTTCGTATCTTTGAATTGCTAAAAACAAAAGATATGTGCAAAGTTAATGAAATTTGGAAAGACATTCCTAATTATGTTGGGTTTTATCAAGCCTCAAATAAAGGCAACATCAGGAGTGTAGAAAGGATTGTAAATGGTAAATGGGGAAACGATGCTGTAAGAAAGTCAGTCGTATTAAAACCAGCAAAAAGCAAAGTAGGCTATTTAAGGTGTTTGTTAATGAAAAATAGCAAACGTAAAAACTATTCAGTACATAGGTTGGTAGCTTTAACATTTATAGACAACAACACGCCCCACAATCAAATTAATCACTTAGACGGTAATAAATTAAATAATTGTTTTTGTAACCTTGAATGGTGTTCATCAACAGAGAACAACAGACATGCAAGATTAATTGGGCTTAACGTTTCAAAGTCGGGGCAATACCACCATAGTTATGGGTTAAAGAACAAACAATCTCATGTATTAATAAATACAGAAACGCAAGAAATAAAGCCTATTTGCGAAGTAGCAAAAGAATATGGTTATACGGCAAGGCATATAACAATGATGGTAAAAGGGGAAAGAACAAACAAAACAAAATATAAATTAAACACATGAAAACAACAATAAGAGGTACAGAGATAAGCAGTAATAGCCAGCCTGACTTTTGGTGTAAGGCAAATATATCAACATGGGAACAGCATACCTTTGACATTATAGATAGGCTTGTAACACCAAATAGCACATTCGTTGACATTGGTGCATGGAATGGCGTATTGTCAATGTATGCAGCTAAGAATGGCGCAAAAACTATATCGGTTGAGCCTGACACAATAGCACATGGTTATTTGATTGATAACTTTGCATTGAACAACGTAAGCGGCAAAGTAATTAACGCAGCTATAGGTAATGCTACAGGCAAAGCAATATTATACCATCATGGGGGATATGGCAGCTCAATGAGTTCGCTAGTACATGGATTTGGTGGTAAAGAGGTAGAAACAATTACCATAAGCGAACTAATACAAGATGCACAAAATATAAGCCTGATAAAAATAGACATTGAAGGTGCGGAAGTTGATATACTACCAAATGCAATAGACATACTATGTAAGTACCCTATTCACTTATCGTTGCACCCATTTTGGTCAGATACTGCAAAACTAAAGGACTTTATATTTTCATTCAATGTATATTTGTATGGGGTTGAGTTGTTAGATGTGCAAAGGTTTGAAGAACTTGTTAAACTAAATGAAGGGTTTGACCTATTATTACTACCAAAATGAGAACAGCAATCGTAATTCCCACGTTTAATAGACCTGAGTACGTAACACAGTGCTACCAATCATTGTGTGAAATGTCGACCATGCCCGACCACATATTTATAATAGATGATTGCAGTACGGTTAAGATGCCGATGCTCAATTTACCTAATGTTACGTATGTATCAACCCATAAAAATAGCGGTGTTAAATACGCATTACATTGCGTTATTGACCATGCTTTTAGTTTAGGTTATGAGCTGATAATGAACCTTGACAGCGATGCAATAGTTAAAGCTGATTTTGTTGATAGAATGGTAAGTGTGCATAAGAAAAGCGGTCATATTGTCAGTGGGTTTAATAATCCCAATCGTAAGTTTATTAGTCTGCATGGCGATTATGGTATAAAAAGTAATGCCAATGGGATAAATATGTGCTTTGACAATAAGCAATATTTACGCCACATGCTGTTATCATTGTGTGGTACTGGTAAAGATTGGGATTTAACGTTGAGTGGTAATTTAAGACAGTTTGCAATTACAATACCTTCATGTGTACAGCATATTGGAAAGGTTAGTAGCTTAGGTCATTACCCACCTGATGAGGCTAAAGATTTTAACGGCAATGCAGATGTGTCAAACATGGTTGAAAAACCAATTGTCAATAACAGTAAGTTTAAAGCATTAAGAAGGATATGACGGTACTACCATTACAGGCGTTCGGCATTGGAGATATAATCTTTTCAATGACCCTAATAAAGCGTATAGCGAACGGCAATCCTATTGTTTGGGGTGTAATGCCTCATTTTGTCGAAGGGCTTAACAGGGCTTACCCTGATGTAACTTTTGTAGATTGGACTAAGTTAGGCATTGATTACAACACCAAACAGCATAAAGAAATATATCACGCTGAATATGGCAAGTGTGTGATTATCCCTATTAGGTGGGCTGATAGCATTATGAAAGTGGGGTATGAGCAGTGGATGCGGTCAAAGTATGATATGTACGGCATGGACTACAGAGATTGGAAAGAACATGCAATGTGGGTAAGGGATGAGGCAAAAGAAAGTAAATTGAGTAAGTTAGTAGGCAATGGTAATACTTTGGTAAATGATACATTTGGCAGTGATTGCAAACTAAAATCAAATGTGCCAACATTCCCAAATGCAATTAAAATGAGAGTAATAGACGGTTATTCACTATTCGATTGGGCTGGTGTAATGCAGAGCGCAAAACACATTTATAGCGTAAACACATCTATCATTTACCTACTTGACCAGTTAGAACTAAATGCAACAAGCGTGCATTTATACCAACGTGCCATAAAGTCACAGACACACAAAGGCGTTGACTATTTGATTAACAAACATAATTACACATATCATGGCTAGGGAACACATGGAAACACGAGGTAGCAGCATGTTTACAGAAATTAGCTACGATGAAAAGAGTAAAGAATTAATAGTAGACATGGTAAATTATGGTAGGTACTCATATCGGGACTTTCCGTTACTGATGTGGCAACACTTTAGAAAGACTGCTAGTTATGGTTACTTTTACAATCAATACGTTAAAGGTGTTTACCAATACACAAGGCTAAGATGACAGTATCAATAGTTACCCCTACTACACATGACCGTAAAGAGTTTAACGATAGGTGTGTATCAATGGCACGTAATCAAACATACGGTGCGATTGTAGAGCATTTATTTGACTACAGCACTGATAACATAGGAACTAAAAGAGAGCGGTTATTTCGGTCTGCTATTGGGGATATTATAATTAACTTCGATAGTGACGATATTTATTTACCTCAATATGTAGAATTAGCGGTAAATGCAATTACCCAATCAAAGTACGGTTTATTAGGGCTGCATAACTTTTATATGCACCATGTAGCGAATAACACATTTCATTTGTTTAATAATGTTGGGTACATAGCTGAGGCAACATTCGTGTATATGCGTGATGGGTTTTGTGGATTCCCAAATAAACACACAAATGAAGGGTGGCACGTAATGCAGAACATGAAGTTTGCAAGCTATCACAATCCGTATTTCCTTGCTACTGTACATGGTGCAAATACATGCGGTCACAAGACCATACCACTAATAAAAAAGCTACCCCAAAATGAGGCAGCTAGTTTATTTTGTACTTTTTATTCTACTACGCTTGACCAGTAATAGGAAACTCAATCGTTTTACCTTCTGTTTTGTGTTCAACATCTATTACTTGAACTTCATCAACAAATGGATATTCGGTTTCAAAGCGTTCGATTGTAGCGTTCCACACCTTTGCAAAGTCCTCATTTAGTATTTCCAACACTTGTATGTATTCGCAATATTGTGTTGGCTGCAATCCCATTGCCCGACCTGTAGCTTGTGCCATTATCTGTTTTAAGATATGGAACGTTTGGAGTGTAAATGTTTTACAATCAATGCTAAACATTTCAATCATAAAGGCAGGTGGCACACCAATTGCGGCAGGTGAAACACAATTTAATGCTTGCCTTACCGCAGCTTTAAAACTGTACTGTTTTGGCAGTAGATTGACTGGTATTGTGTAAATCTCTTTTGCAATAAACTCATTAAAAGCCTTTGCGCCTTCGTCACTGATTTTTCTTTTCTGCTGTGGTTGCATAAAATATAGTTATTTTTGTGAAACGCAAATATACATAAATATGGCTGATATAGTAGAACTGATAACAAAATTAGGGTTTGAAATTGAGAATAAGGATAGCATTAAAGGCGTTACAGATGAATTTGCAAAGCAGGTAACAGCAATCGACAAACTAGAAAAGAAATTGGAAAGTTTGTCGGCTAAAATGTCAATGACTACCAATGTCAATGAACAACAAAAACTATCAACAGCCATACTTGCAACCGCTAAAGCTATAGATGCACAAACACAAGCGGCACAAAAATCACTAGCTGCAAACAAGGCGTTCACCAATGCCATTGATGATGAGGTTGGTAAAATACAACAGTTGAAGGATTTTATAATTCTC